GCCTGACCTACATAAATCGCAGATCATTCTTCCTCCTTTACCTCTTCCTCTACTACCACCTCTGGTACTGGTTGTAATATTTCTGTTGTAGTTATTACGCCTTCTGGTGTTGGTGTCATTTTTGTTACCGTTATCTTTCCCCATCTCTTGTGAGATGGCATATAGGTTTTCTTACCTGCTCTTATTGGTCTTCGTTTCCAAGTTCCAATGCCGTCAAACAGATTAAGATTTGATTTTCTCATCTGTAATTCCTTTAGCGTATTCAATACCAGCTTTAAAGCCAGCATCATAACCCTCATCAAATGACAAGTTCTTTGCTTTCTCTACACCAGAACCTTGTAATCTCTTACGATTTTCTGGAAGTCCTATCTTAGTCTTTCTTAACGTTAATCCTACGTTTTCTGTCATTGCTTATCCTCTAGCCATTGCGTTAAGTCTTGGATTACCCAAGTTTTTTCTATTCCTGCGTTTCTTCTTTTGTATAGTACATAAGATAAAGGCTTATTAATGCCACGATGCTTAGCGTAATTAACAGCTTCTGTTTGCGCTTCATCCCAAAACTCCTTCAAGTTTAACTTCTTAGTATTCTTTAATTCAAAGATGTAGGTTTGACCGGCAACTATAACTACTAGATCTCCCTCATCCTCTGCTCCTGATAAGCGCAAGCGTTCAGCTACTGCGCCCATCTTCCTAAACCATTTCATTACATCAACTTCAAACTGAGAACCCTTTTGTTTATTGTACTTGGCTGACATTTAGTAGGGCATCCCTTCTATACATACGACCATACTCATCTGCATCACTGATCTGACAGACAGAATAGTTTACAAATAGAGTAGCAAAGTCTGAGCCATCTGCTGTGTGTGGACCAAACCTATTCTTAACTGGTGCAACCTTTAAGGTTTGATCTAAAGGATCAAAGCCAAGGGTAAGTATTAGTGCTGGTAGTTGTGAGACCTTACCGTGAATAGCCCTACGGTGAGGTGGGAAGTTGGTCTTACCATACTCACTCTGTTCGCTGACGTGGTGTAAGACCATCACACAGGCTTCGGTCTTACGAGCCATATCGTGGAACTCCACCATAATAGCTCGCAGTCCTGCCCACTCATTATCAGTTTCAGCAGCCACATTCATCAGGTTATCAATCACAATCAACTCTGGTGGAATACCAAAGAGTTCAACATAAGCCTTGATCTCTAACTCAATATCATCTAGTGATGGTGATGAGTCAAAGACAAACTGTATGTTGGACATATTATCTAGGTGCTTATCGTAGTAATGACGGTTACTATTTAAGTTTCCTTCCACCAGTAATTGACTGTGTCCTGATAGGTGAGAGGCTGCTCTCATCATCACTGTTGCTATGTCGGTATCAGCCGAGAAAAATAAAGTTGGAACCTTTGCTTTAACTGCATAGATAAGAGCAAACATACTCTTGCCAGCATTAGGCGCAGCAGCAACCATACATACCTGACCTCTACGAAACTTGATCTGCTTTACAGCAAGATCTTTCCACACATCAGGTAGTGGTGTTGCATTGGTAGTACTACCACGCCACGCTCTATCTATGTTTAGCAACGTAATCCTCTCTAGGAAGAGTTATCCCTCTTAGCTGTCTAATTCTTTTTCTTTTTGCCGCAGTTATGCCGCCCCAAGTACCGAAGCGTTCCTTGTTGATTCCCCATTCTGCACACTCTGCAAGGTGGGGACATATCTTGCAGACGTTTATAGCCTGTTGAGTGTGGACTCTATCTCCATCCTCTACTTCAGGAAAGAAAAATTCCACACCCACTTCGGCGCAAGCTGGGTTCTCATAGTTCCAGGGAACCCGCATTGCCTATCTAATCCAGACGGTTTCGCATTTGTCTACAGCACCTTTAGGTGCAGCACACATCCAACCTTTCCAAGGACCTTTCTGTCCTACGCCTGAGCGAAATGCCATTGAGCCGTGCTTACAATCAGGTGCAGTTGCATCTGTTGCAGATACAGCAGTAGCGCCTAGTGCTTTCTTAGCATAGGCAATTGCTCCACCACTTGGTTGTGCAGTAGCACCAAGTGCGGTGCCAGTTGATGTTACTAATGTTGCTACATCAGCAATTGAAGTTAGAGATGCCTCTAACTCAGCCTGACTTGTTGCATAAATATTTACTAGAGTTCCATCACCTAGCTTGTAGTTGATTTGGAACTTCGTGCTTTCCGGTGCAGCCATTTACTTACCTCCAGTATGTTTGACAGATAACCTTGTTGATTCCTGTCCTTGTTTCTTTGGTACGAAACCGAGAAGTTTCTCAACCTCTTCGGTATCTACTGATTCTCTACCACTAACTGTGCTCCAAGTAATGGATACACCGCTATTGGTAGAACCAGTAAATCCTTCTAACGCAGCTTTTAATGACTCGCGTTCAGTAGTCAGTTCTTTAATCTTTGCATCTAATTGTAAGTACTTCAAGGCAGATGTGTCCACTTCAGGATTATCTATAAAGACTTCATCTTCCTTGATACGTTCTTTTTTTAGACCAGTACATCCCATCTCGCCCGACTCATCAAAGTACTTGCAATAGAACTTGCAGTAACTTTGATCGCGCTCTGGCCCTGGTGCATCTGCGCTCTCTTTAATAGCAGATAACCAATTCAAAGCATCTTCTGCTAACTTCGGATCATAAGGTTCTGAATGAACCTTGACATCTCTTTCATCACCATCTCTTGCTATGGCTACTAGATTAACAGTTCTGGGTGACCCCTTTCCAGACTTGTCAAGCAAGTAGCCATATACCTGAACTTGCCAACGCTGTTGTAGCGATGGGAAGTAAGATAGATTCTTAACCTTAACGGTTTTCCAATCTATCACATCTCCTGTTTCTGGTATATATAAATCTATATGAGCTTTCATTCCATTGTATTCAACAGATGTTTCAACCCAATACTTCTCACCCTTTGGATCAGCAGTTGATATTGCTTTCTCTATCTCAGCGTGGATAGCAGTACCCATAATAGCTGAGAGTTTTAATTCGTTATCATTAGTTTCAGGTTGATCGTTAAGACGATACCAAACCTTACGGCGACAACCACCTAACTCTGATGGACCTACCTGTGTCTGTTTAGATCTAGCCCTACCAGCATCCTTATCTCGTAAGACTTGTAGTAATAATTCTTTAGGATCAGTCTTCATTTATCATCGTTTCTATTGAGTCAAGGTTTTCTTGTATGCTTTCTTCTGTCTCACCGCTATAACAATCTTGCAGATGAGAACCTATAGCCCACGCTGTAATATCTATAGACTTTAAAGTATTACTAATTAAAGGTTCAGGCCAATCATCACCTCTAATTTTAAGTGCTTGTATCAAAGCAAGAATCATTATCGCTTCGTCTTTGTGACATTTGGCAGATTGTTTTAACATTTCTGTATGCTTTTGAATAGATAGTAATTCTTCATCGGTCATATTGACATCCATCCTATATATCCTGCATCGGGATTATCCCGTAGCCACTGCTCTCTCATCTTGTTCTGTTCCTCCCAGTTAGTGTTGGTATCTCTGCAAGCCTTGATGCCATCTTCATAACCTTTTTCATAGGCTTCTTGGATAGCAAACTTTCTAGTCTTTATAATCATTTACTTTTTCTTTTCTGCACCGCTATCTGAATGGGTGGACAGGTATTGATATCTAATATGCTGGCTATCTCTACTGCTTTCTGTGCTATCTCAACTGCCTTATCTTGAGTCATAACTTGATAGTCAAGTGAGAATAGATATCCAGTAGCAAACTGACCGCCTGATCCAATACCATAAACCTTTAGTTCATTTTGAATGAATGACATATCACAAGCAATATGAAACAGATTAGAATCAAAAGCTATTAGATAATCAAAGCCACCATCTTTCTTATCAACATTAGCCCAGTCATAAGTGTTCTTATTGAAGGCATTGATAATAGATGGAATCATTTTCTTGCCCATAAACTGGACAGGATCTTCACCTCTGTAGGTTGGTGGCTTCCAGTTGTAAGTTAAAATATCACCAGCTCTAGTATCACCGGTAATTCCAATGGCAACATAACCAACCTGAACTATCTTGGGTGTGCCTAAACTAATTGTTCTAAGATTATCTTCAGTAATCTGTGAGTCAGCAGCAAGAACTACATAACCATTTCCTTGAATACCAACAACCGTAGTCAATATAGCCCCTCCTTTTGTCTTAAATTAATTGTAGCACTAGGCACAGACAATGGTGGGATGTGATAAGGACACGCCGTGAATACGATCCTTATCGGTTACTAGTCCCAGAATGTGTACCATATGAGCCGTGAGGCGAATTACAGTACGGGCGGCGCATTAAGCGCCGCGATAGTACGGTCAGTATGTTCCGTCTACCAACCCTGCGAAAAAATAA